CCAGCGAAATTAAAGCCAGTCAGCTCCTCGACAGAGTTGTTGAAAACTACGGAAGCTGCCACGAAAACGCAGCCAAACTAGAAGCATGGCAAGAATGGTACAAGGAACAGAAGAAAATCTTCGAAAGCGTTAAATAAGAGTATATTAAGCAGGAGCGAACAATGGCATTAATAGATTCAGTATTAAATTTAGTTACTAAACAAGCAAAAGATCCGGACGCACCAAAGCCTCCGGTTGGCTCACGTAGCGAACGTGAAGCAAAATTAAAAGACAAAGCAGGTATGGTTATTTCTATATTTGCTTTATTACTAGCAGTAAACGCATGGTACGGTGGCAAGTTAGGTAGCACAGTATTAAATAATACACTGGGTGCTAACAACACATGGGCACAATATCAAGCCAAAGCAGGTCGTGGTGTTAGCTACGAGATTGCCGCTAAAACAACTAGTGATCCAAAACTTAAAGCAGAGTTCATGGCTGAGAAAGAACGCATGGATACTGAAAAGAAAGAAATTGCTGTTAAGGCAAGGGAAATGGAGCATGAGCGTGAGATAGCCAAAAAATCTAGTCCATGGATTGGTTATGCAAGTACCGCATATCAATTAGCAATTGTTGTATTATCAGCAAGTATTCTTGCAGTCAGTGTGGCTATGTTCTGGGGCAGTTTTGCTGTAGCAGGATTTGGTATACTATTAAGTCTAAACGGATTATTCCTTTGGATCTAAACAAATAAGACATTCAGGAGCGGAACCATGTCAGAAGAAGTTAAAGCATTAAGTGAAAGCGAAAAGAAAAAAGAAGATTGGATGAACAGCAAGTGGCGTCCAATGATGGGTTGGATGTACATGCTAGTCTGTATGTTTGACATGATTGTATTCCCAATCTTATGGAGTTTATTACAAACAGTAACTCATACTCCTATTACACAATGGAACCCATTAACATTGCAAGGTGCTGGATTATTCCACATTGCCATGGGTGCGGTCCTTGGTATTGCGGCATTTGGTCGTACACAAGAAAAATTAAACGGAGCAAACAATGGCGGAGCACAAGTACCAGCAACAGGATTTGCGAGCGGGCCTTCAACATTTAGCCAACCGGCGGCAGGATTCGGAGCACCAGCAAGTAGCTTTGGAACCCCAGCACCAAGCACAAGTTTTACACCAGCACCAAGCTGGGGGACAACTCCAATTTCAGCACCAAGCGGCTTTAGTAGCAGTCCAGGATTTGGAACGACAGCGCCTGCAAAGGCAAACCCAATGATGTCAAGCACTGGTAAACCTATGCCTGCACCACAAATAGATCCAGAAATTTAAGGAAAAATTATGAAACAATTATTAGCATTATTAATAGCATCAGCATTTATCATGCCAGTTATGGCTGCTGAAGAAGCACCAAAAACTAAAAAAGTATGCATTGATGTACAAGGCAAAGATGGCAAACCTGTAAAAAACAAAGACGGCACAGTTAAGCAAGATTGTAAAACAGTTAAAGTTCATAAAAAGCACGAAGGCACAGCAGTTCCAGAAGATAAAAAGAAGAAATAATACATTCAAACATTGACAGGTTCAGTCTAAGATAGTATAATTACTATATTAGATTGGACCTATTTTTACGACTATGACAGATTATTACCAAACACTAGGAGTAGACCCGTCCGCTTCGCAGGACGAAATTAAAGCCGCCTATAGAAAGTTGGCTATGAAACATCACCCTGATCGTACTGGCGGTGACGATAGTAAGTTTAAACAAATTCAAGAAGCATACGCTACCGTAGGTGACGACAATAAACGTGCAGAATATGAGCAGATGAGAAGAGGTGGCCCACAGGTACGATTTACCGCAGGTGGCATGCCAGACTTTGCAGATATGTTTGGCGGACAATTTGATCCATTTGGTAGCCGTTCAAATCCCTTTGGGGATATTTTTGGACGTCAAACTCGACGTAACAGAGATTTAAATATTCAATGTCAAATTACCTTGGTAGATTCATTCCAAGGTAAACAGCTAGAAGCCAGTTATACATTACCAAGTGGCAGATTACAGACAGTTGTTATCAACGTGCCTGCCGGTATTGAACACGGTTCAACTATTAGATATGCAGGACTCGGAGATGATAGCCATCCAGCTTTACAACGTGGTGACTTAAATGTTACAATACTTGTAATGCCTGATCCAAAGTTTAGGCGTGAAGGAAACGACTTATATACAACTATTGATATTAGCCCAATTGAGGCAATGATTGGATGTAAAAAAGTTGTTACTTCTATAAATGGTGTTAGATTGAATATTGATGTAAGGCCTGGCGTTGAGACTGGAGTAGAATATGCAGTAACAGGGCATGGGTTTACTAACGTAAACAATAACACAAAAGGGAGACTAATGGTACAAATTAGAATTAAAACTCCCGAGGTAATTGATCCTGTAATAGTTGAAAGACTAAAACAGCTCAATGATGAAATTAGTAGAAAGTAAAAGGACCCTAAATGGTTGAACCAAGTGATAATTTGCAAGCGGTATTTGAAAAAGCTATTGAAACAGCTCGACAGCTAAAACACGAATACCTAACGATTGAGCATTTGCTTTTTGCAATGCTATGTGAAGAATCTTTCTCTAATTGTTTACAAGGTTACGGTAGTGACCCTGATTACATTAAAAAGAATCTAGAACACTATCTTAAAAATAAATGTGCAGAAATTACAGTTAATGAAGTTGTTGTAAAACCAAAGAAGACACAATCAGTAGAACGTGTATTAAACAGAGCTTTTACACAGGTACTATTTAATGGTCGTCAACGTATTGAACCAAGCGATGTATTTTTATCGATGATTGGTGAAAAACGTAGCTGGGCATATTTTTATATCCAGCAAGCAGGAATTGACAAAGATAAATTTGCAGACTATCTCAATAATACATCTGACACGCAAGAAGATGAAGATGTTCCAGATACTGCTAGTGACAAGGCCTTAAGAGCTTTTACAACTAATCTAAACGATGCAGTTAAAAAAGGCAAAGTTGATCCAGTTATTGGTCGTATAGACGAGCTAGAAAATATCAGTTTAGCGTTAGGTCGTCGTAGTAAAAACAACGTGATCCTTGTAGGCGATCCAGGTGTTGGTAAGACTGCTATTGCAGAAGGACTTGCATTTAACATTGTTAAAGGTGCAGTTCCAGACTTCCTCAAAGACTACTCTGTTTATAACTTAGATATTAGTGCTATGCTAGCCGGTAGTAAATACCGTGGCGACTTTGAAGAACGTTTTAAAATGGTCTTAAAAGGTCTTGCTAAGAAAGGTAAGACAGTATTGTTTATCGACGAAGCACACATGATCAGTGGTGCAGGATCAGCAAGCAATTCAGCCAATGACTTGAGCAACATGATGAAACCAGCATTGAGCAAAGGTACTATTAAAGTTATTGCATCAACTACATGGGAAGAGTATCGTAAGCACTTTGAGAAAGATCGTGCATTGATGCGCAGATTCCAACGCATTACAGTTGACGAGCCTACACAAGAAATGACATTACAAATTCTCAAAGGTATTAAAAAATACTACGAGCAACATCATAATGTTAAAATCAAAGACGACGCACTACAAGCATCTATTAAATTGTCAGTACGTTATCAATCAGATAAAAAATTACCCGACAAGGCTATTGATTTAATTGACTGTGCGTGTTCTAGATTTAATTTAAAACTTGCAGACGAGCGTGTCATTGGTGCTAAAGAAATTGAATTTGAATTAGCAAAAATGGTGCAGATTCCAGAAGAAGTTGTAGCAGAACAAGAAAGCGAAAATATTGCTTCCTTGCAAACTAAGTTACAAGAAGAAGTCTACGGTCAAGATCTTGCTATTACAGAAGTAGTAGATAAAATTATTGTTGCTCGTGCTGGCCTAAAGCCAGAGAACAAACCTATTGGATCATTTGTATTCATGGGACCTACTGGTTGCGGTAAGACCGAAACTGCCAAGTCGTTAGCCAAACACTTGGGTGTCAAGTTGTTACGATTTGACATGTCAGAATACCAAGAGAAGCATAGCATCTCTAAGCTAATTGGAAGTCCTCCAGGTTATGTTGGCTTTGAAGAAAATGCCGGACAGCTTATTACACAGATTCAAGAGAATCCAAATGCCGTATTGTTATTTGACGAAGTTGAAAAATCACACCCAGATGTTACAACTGTATTGTTGCAAATGATGGATAAAGGTTTTATTACAGGGTCAAACGGATAACAAGCAGACTGTCGTAACCTATTGTTAGTATTAACAACTAACGCAGGTGCGCAGGCCGCAGAGAAGAACAATATTGGCTTCGGTAGTCAAGAAAAAGACTATGTTGATACTGATCTGAAGAAATTCTTTACACCAGAGTTCCGCAATCGTTTAGATGGTATTATTACTTTTAACAAGTTAGGCAAGCCTGTAATGACTAAAATCGTTGCTAAGTTTATTGACGAGTTACGTGAACAAGTTAAAGAAAAAGCAGTTCGTGTTAAAATTGATAAAGAAGCAATTGAATGGTTAATTGAAAAGGGATTTGATAGTAAGATGGGTGCTCGTCCGTTGCAACGTGTTATTGACAAGGAAATTAAACGTGACCTTGCTAAGATGATGTTGTTTGGGGATTTAAAGGGTGGGGGTTGGCTTACTATTACAGTAGCTGAAGATAAGCTACACTTATCCAGTCGTCCCAAGACACCTAAGATTGCACTAATTGGTGCAACGGTAATTGAACATGCTAACGAAACAGACTAGACAATTATTCTACAGGAAATATCAGTACAAGGCAGTACTGGTATGCCCTGCCGCTAATTGGTTTAGGGGTAGTAATGTCCAGGGTGCTCTAGAAAAGCTAACGGAATTTACATTTGATACTAAGGCTAGCTTTAGTAATAAAATTAAAACTAAAGAAGATCTAGAGTACTGCTTAAAACTTGCCAATGCAATGGCAACACTTGTTGATTTTGAAATTCGAGTAGAATCACCGTTCATTAGTTTTTATACAAATTCAAAAGTAGATATTGATAAACTAATCAAAGTTGATAAGGATCGTGTAAAGTATATTAGTGTTCCTGCTGATAACAGTACATTAGAGTCAAATACAGTTATTCTTCCAAAAGTTAACTATGACTTTAGGGTAACTATTGGTAGGACACGCTCTGCACACGATGCTTTTATTGAATGGGCTGAAAAGAATGACAAATTGAAGCTAACAAAGAGCTGTAAAAGTGCGTTAAAGAAGTCTGTAAGCTGGGGCGGTACTTACTTTTATGTGAAGGGCGAGAAAAACTTGCTTGTAGCAAAGATGATGCTAGGCGGGGGCATCAATAAAGTAGAGCGTATCTTAAAACAATAACCGATTCTCAAGCCTGCTGATCAAGATAAATACTCTAAGACAGTGTCTTGTACACTAACAACGGGCTCCATTATGCGTATTAGAGATTTAGTAGAAAACATTGCAATAGAATTAGATAAAGATGACAAACTAGATTTTGATCTAGTTGACGATCTGTTATTTTATATGAATCATGACGATGAAACATATCGTCGCCATACATACCCTAGCATTGTAAAATATAAAAATGCAATGGATAAGGGTGAAGAAACTGATCACTTACTTTTTGGTAGTGCAGTCAAACACGCATATAAAAACTATTGTGAAGAATTTCCAGTTAAAGAGTTGCCAGAAGTATTATCTAAACAAACAATGCATAAAATTTGTCACAAACTACATGACGAATGTGGCGAACATATTAAAGACGGCAAACTGTAATGCTACTTAGAGAACTTTTTTCTGTGATGGAGGCGGCATCTAAGCAAGCCCAAGACGACAGTATGGAAAAATACGGTCGCCCTTTCAACCATCCAGAACATCTAGTGTTCTTTAAAGGTAGCACTGGTACACTAGAAGCATTAAATCACTTTAAAGAAATTGCAAGCGAAAAACCGGGCAAAACTTCAATACGTAGAAAGTGGGACGGTAATCCGCAAGTCTATTGGGGCAGAGAAAAGAAAAACGGTCCTTTAATCTTAGCAGGACACAATCAATGGTCACGTGGTGTTAGAGCAACTAATGCTGGAGAAGTATACGACTTCATTGCCAATCAAAGTGGTAAGCCTGGAACGCCTGAGCAACAAAAGGCACGTCAAGAATTTGCACAAAATTTTGCAAACTTATATCCACTGTTCGATGCGGCTACTCCTAAAAACTTTGTTGGCTTTGTATATGCAGATGCATTATACGGTGTTGATCCAGGACTAAACAAAAAGCTAGAAGCACCGACGCCAGAATATCCTAAAGGCATTTGGACATTCTGCCCTAATCCCAATAGTAAAACATGTTATCATGTAGATGCAGGTAGTGACTTAGGCATGCAGATTGCGCAGGCAAAAGTAATGGTAGTGGGCCATGCTACTTTTGATTCGTTTGGTGCTCCGGATACTACACAACAGCCGTTAGATGATTTTGAATTGTTTAATCAAACTACTGGACTAATTGTTCAAGGACCTGTTTACACAGACGAAGCACCTGTATTTGATACAACAGCAGTTGATGAAATGATTACATACACTGAAGAAAACGGTTTAGCTGTTGATAACTTCCTTGCAAGTTTGCCCGATCCAGATAAGAACGGAATCTTTTATCCTTTCTTCAATAGTATGAGCGGTGCCCACGCAAGAGGAGAAGCAGATTTTAATGCACTTTCTGGTGCAGACTTTATTAGTTGGATGACTAATAAAGGAGTTAGTCCAAAGAAACAACAACATATTATTGATATGATTCAAGCACATCCCGGTGGACTTGATGCAATGTTCTTTTTAATTAAAGGCATACGTAATATGAAAGATGCTGTTGATGCCGCTATTAAACAACAGCCTAGAAAAGCCATATGGGACACCAATGGCGAAGGGCATGTTCGCTACCCGCAGGCGCATCATAAATACGGTAAGATCAAAATTGTTCCAACAACATGGGCACCCGGGAAAAAAGAATGAAACTAAGACAATTATTTGAAAATAAAGGAACCGCAGTGGGCGTATGTTTTGGCCGCTGGAACCCTCCACATAAAGGTCATAAAGCCGCTTGGGAAGTTGCGGCTAGCTTTGGTACCTTTTATGTAGGAACAAATAAAAACACAGAGGGCCCAAATGATCCGTTACCGTACGATGTAAAATTAAAATGTATGGAAACTATCTGGCCTGACATTGCAGGTCATGTTATTCCCGAACAGAGTCTATTCACATTAGTTTCAAAAGTATTTGCCAAACACGGCGAAGATACACATTTAAAAGTTGCCACTGATGAAGATTGGTTAACTAAGTCACTTATGCAGTATAATGGCCAAGAAGGTGCGCATGGCTATTATAAATTTGCAAGTATTGAACAAGTTCCAACACCACGTTTAAGTTCAGCTACTGCTTTAAGAGCCGCAGTACGTGCAGGTGACAGAGACGGCTTTAGCGATGCGGCTGGCGTTGATGCCAGTACTCCTATTAACGTAGGTAAGAAGTCAGTTGCATTTTTTGATCTAGTTGCTCACTATCTTGCCAAGCATCCAGAAAAAGTTAAACGTGCAATTAAAGCAAAAGAAGAAGCGGCCGGAGTAGGTACAATTACTAAACAAAACTCCACTGCTGATGTAAACGCAGGCACACCTAGAAAGAATTTAAAAGCATTTCATTTAGTTAAAGAAGACGACACATTTTTAGCAGACTTAGAAGATGCGTTGCTACAAGAAGCTGGCATGAAACCTATTCATCCTCATCATAAAGCCGCCATAAAAAATGCAACTACCTTCCCTTCAATGAATCAAAGTACTGGTAGTGCATACCTGGGATATCGTATGGGAATTGCATTAGCTGGTGCTCCTAATTATCCTACTAAACAAGAGGCAGACAATTGGATTGGCGGAGATCCATTATTATCTCCTTATACCGAAGAAGAAAATGATATGATTAATGCGGCTGCTAAACAAGTGGGCGGCGGTAAACGTCAAACTTGGAGTAACAATCGTAGTTTAGAAACTGCTGATGTGAACAAAACTAGCACTGTGGCTAAAATTAAAAAGAACAAATACGGTGTATAATGAGACAGTATAGAATTACTTCGGAAAATTTAAATCAAGACAGCGGCGATGATTGCTATCTTGCTCCTGAAGATCCTATACACGAACTTAAAGCATTACAAGATTTAGCAGGACTAGGTGCTGACGCAAGATTACACGAAAGAAAAGGTAGTAACATCAGCATAACCGGTAATGAAAACGGACGTATACAAAGAGAACAAAATATTAAACCAGGAACACCAGAATGGTTTAAACTATGGTTTAGTTTACCATACATGACTGGAGAAAAGAAGATATGAAAATTACAGAATTATTAGGTGAAGGTTGGAATCGCAGAGATTCTTATCAGCGTGATTATGATTTTAGCCGTACAGGCTTTGGTCGTCCACCAAGAGAAGATGACGAGTATGTAAACGGTGATCAAGACGAAGTTGACTCACACCGTCAATATATGGCTCGTCATGCAGATGTTCCGCACGATGTACATATTGACGGGCGTAAATGGAAGACTTTTGACTCACACAGTCATGCTAGTAATGTTGCTCGTAAACTTCAAGCAAACGGTAAAAAAGCTACAGTAGTTAAATCTATGAGCGAAGAAGCTACAGCAGGTGGCACTAGCGCAGGCATGGTTAGCGTAGGTGCAGTACACAAGAACAAAAGCCCTAAGATGCAAAAGCCCACAGATAACGCTTTAGACGGCGATAATTTGATGACCGGCGGCAGCATTAAACGATAAATATACTAATAACGGAGTTCAGAACATGCAAGACATGCAACCAGATAACACAAATATGCCAGCCGATCCAGAAGGCGCAATGGCCAAAGCTGACCTATACAAGTTAGCTAACTACAGCTATAAACTATTCAAGATGATCGACGGACAGGCGCAGTTAGACGGCTGGGTGCAGGCTAAGATCACTAAAGCCGCCGATTACATTGCTTCAGTATACCACTATATGGAATACGAAATGAAGTTTAGCGAATACGGTGAACAGCTAGAAAACAGCGATATGTATTCTGAAAGTCAAAAAACTGAACTACGTAACAAGTTAATGGAAGCTAAAGACAAAGTCAAAGAGTTAAAGAAAAAGACAGCTGACAAAATGTCTAAAAAAGACATGC